ACTATATAATAAAAATATAGTTGTAACGGACAACGATACATGTCCGTAAAAAACAACATATTTATGTTGTTGTAAATTGTTTTGGTCATAACGATTTTAACGATTTACAGTATCTGTTAAGTCGCGAATTATGATGAACGCATTAAATATGATGAAAGAGAGAGACATCACACTCCAAGATGTTGCAAAATTGGTTCATATTTCTGAAAACGAAATCGAAATTTATAGACAAAGGGTAGAAAATAAAGCAGTAGAAAAGACAACCATGAACAAAAAGGTAAAGAAATCATCACATACCGACAACTTTTCGTATCAAGATGTTATGAGTGTTCTTACTGAAATTCGTGATTATCTTAAAATAATTGCGGATAAGTAAACTTGTCCAATTGATGCTATTTCAAACAAAAAATATTTAAGATGTAACCTATTATTACTTTTAATTATACTTGTTTTTTTTTGAAAATGAAAACTGTTTGTAATAAAAACTTTCAAACACAATATGCGTATATAAACGACACATATGTTCATATAACCGATTACATATCAAATCATAGAGATAAAACTGCTTTGTGTGAGAAGAATCATGAATTGGTTTTATGTAACGGGCAAAAAAACAAGATACATTTTAGACACAAGTACAAGTCGGATGTGTATTCGCAAGAAACATCTGAATGGCATTTGAAGTGGCAATCGTATTTCGTAAATACAGAGATCCCATTCAAGAAAGTTGATGATAAACAGATTAAAGATAGACGGGCGGATGTAGTATTAAAGAATAATTGTATTTTGGAGATACAACATAGTAATATATTAGATAGTGAAGTTATTTGTAGAGCAAGTGATTATAAAATCAATGGTAAAGATGTGATATGGATAATAGATGGAAATACAAAAGATGTTAAATTGGATGTTTTAAGTGATAGTTCTTATTTAATAGAGTTTTGTGATGACTGGAAGTATAAATCATTTCAGTATAAGTATGACTTTGTATTGGTAGATATTGATGATAAAATTTTTAAAATTAAAACGAAATCGGTTCACAATAAATTATCTCATACAAAGATGTTTCATACAAAAGAGAAGATAGTTGATGTTCTAAGAACAAATCCTACAGATATTTGGAATATATGGGATGACGACAACGATATCAAACCTACTTTGAGAATAAAGCAGGAAGGAGCGGGTAACGGAAAGACTTTTGGTATTTGGAAATCGATATCACTTAATTTGGACAAACAATTATACATCATAATCACGAAGCAACATACCGCGAAAGATGTGATCATGAAAGAATTAAATGATCAGGCTGAAAGAAACGAATATCATATAGTTAGCAATATCGAGAACATTGATATTGCTAGTTATGGTAAACAATACATCATTAATTACGAACACATACGAACAAAAAGAAAATGTGTTGTAGTTATTGGTTCAATCGACTCCTTTGTGTTTAGTTTAACAAGTAAATATACTAAAAAGGGATCTAACTTCTTTGAGGGTTTGCTTTATAATATTTGCGAGAATGGTTGTGATAAGATGAACACAAAAACAGGTGAGATCAAATATGCTGGTATGAAATTAAATTTAGACAAGACAACTGAGTTGTGGATAGACGAAACACAAGACCTGTCTATTTTATACTACAAAGCGTTCGTGAAACTCATGCTTCTTACAAAGATAGATATCGTTATCGTGGGTGACAAGCTACAGAGTTTAGAATACCATGAAAACTTTATGACTTTTATTGATGAAGATGGACAATACGATATAAATGTGGTAAGAGATTCACCAAAAAACATTAACCGAAGAATTAAAGTGCTTCATATGGCCAAAGAAATTAATAAACTGGTAGATTTTGAAGAATATAAATTACCGAAGATAGAAGTCAGTAACAAGGACGAATTACATGATCATGGAAAGAGTGTAGTTCCATTCACACAAAAGTGTGTTTATCATAACGATACTGACGAAGACAAAGTAAACGAGGAAGTTAATAAAATTTTGGAGTATGTTGATGATGAAGTAAACAAATACGATTACAAACCAAAAGATTTCTTGTTTATTTTTCCAATAATGAAAGGAAATCAACTTGCTGGTGAGTTGGAAACCAAACTAAACGAATACTGGTCGAATAAATTAGATGATAAAGATGAATACCACCAATATGCAGTTTTACATAGACACGAAGCCGGTCAGGTAATAGACACCACGTTATCTCAAGAAGCAACACGTATCATGAGTATTCGTGCATCTAAGGGTGACGGACGAGCAGTAGTGTTTGTGTTGAATTGTACAGAACAGTCTCTAAAGCTTTTTTCCAATGGTGAAAAAAATATCGTGTATGAGTCATATTTGCATGTTGCGTTAACGCGTGCGAAGAACAAGATGTATTTTGGATACCAGAAAAATAATGATGACATTCATAGGAGACTCTCTATTGTGGATAATGACGTAATATACATACCAACTATAAAAAACAGTTTTAACACGGAAACGCTCGCACAATACAAGGATGTCCATTTGTTCAACAAGTTGTTGGACGAACATGGAATAGAGCAATATCTCTCCAAAGTGTTAGAAAAAGATTTGCCAAAAAAAAGCACTCCATCGAAAATGATCGATTGGGATTATCATTGTATTCGCCACGCGGTGTATTACAACTTTGCTTTGTTTGAAATTTTTTCACGATACAGAACAAAAGAACTTCTTAAACAATCACAGATCAAGGTTGTTATGGACAAGATTAGTAAACTTAGTATTGTGGAGCGAACACCAAAACAATTTTACGAATACATTAACCAATTGGAACCTTTTGAAGATCTTATTTATTTCCCATTATGTAAGGTATCTAAACAGAACAGGTTTTATGTGTATTTTCAAAAAATAAAGAGTATAATGCTTGATATACAAAACAAGTACAAAAAAAACAATCTATCAATAGGTGAATTTTCACCGATGTATAGCAGCATTCTTATCATAATGATTGACCTGTACACAAACAAACAATATCATCATTTCACCCCATTAACAATGTATAACATCGTCCATGCGTTTGAAACTAATAATAACGTCCAAGAGTTTATTGAAGAAACTAAAATAATTAAAATGATTGTTCACAATCTTTTAAATGATAAGATTCCATTATCTATAGACATAGAATGGAACATAGAACACAATGTAACTTATGATGGAAACAATGAAGACTTTAAAATATATAACCATTTTGATATAATTGGTCATAGTAAAGAAAATGTATATCACTTGATGTTCAAAACGGACATTGGTGATTTAAATATAAAAGAAGTTCTTTTCGACATACTTGTAGAAAGAATGTTATTGTTTTCTCCAAAAAGCAACGAGCGTGCCAAGAACAACAACACTAGGTTCAATTCAAAACGGATAATAACATATCTATTGATTTTGAAACAGAATCGTTATGAGGTTTACGATTTAAACATTGAAGAAACTATTTTCAATGAAATGAGAACAATATTATCAAGTAGTATTTGTAAATATATGAGTTTACACAATAAAGACATTTACAACTACTTTTGTTATGTAAAAAACAACATGAAAATAGACGAAAAATTTAAGAAGAACTCAACACCTTATGAATGTATCGCAAAAGATGAGGTGTTTCGGAAAAATGAGCACATTAAGAATTTTTTCAATTATTTACATCAAGAATACAATTTCAATAATAAATATCATGTTAGAAATATAACAAACAATTTTGAAATGTTTGACACAAAACTTAACGAGTGTATTAAGAATATGTCTAAAACATACTTCAATATTCATGATCAAGACGAAAAGGATGATTGGTGATTGTTTTTTATATGATCATATGTAAAATGCATCCATTATTTGAATATCTAAAAAGAAGACATCCAGAAAATATAGAAAACAACAAAAAGCAATCTATACCGGACATTGGGGTCTAAGTGGAATGTATATTCGCAAGAAGAATACTTTTGTTATTGAATGATATGTAAATATCGTTGTTTTACTTCGTCTATGTCTGGACGCATAAACGGAGATATGTTTAACATGTTATAAATCAATCGGTTTAGTCTATCATTTTTTATTTTTTTCATACTATTATTGATTTTTCGGGTACGGATATATTGAACAATAGTGTTATCATCATTTGCATAAAACATATCTTCTCCGGCGTATAACATGAATATTAAGATTCCAAAACTCCATATATCATAACTGCTTGTTTGAAAATTGGATTGAAAATTGTTAATCGGTTTAAGCACGAACGCTTCTGGGGGAATATATTTTAATGTTCCTGATGTTTTTGTTGATACATGACCGAAGTCATATTCAGATAATCCAAAATCAATAAGTTTTACCGAAGAGCATCTGTCTTTTGATTTTAGGATGAAATTGGTATGTTTGATATCACGATGAACAATACCATTATCATGACAATGTTTTATAGCTTCTATACATTGTAAAAGATATTGTTCTCTAAGTTTTTGTCTTCTTATGTAATCTGTTTCGTTGATTAGTGCGTCATAGATGTTTAAACCATCACATTCTTCCATCAATATCAAACGCTTTTCATTGAACTTGTAAGTCTCGTGCACTTTTACGATATTTTCATGCGTGTTCAACTTGAACAAAAAATCAACTTCTTTGGTTTTTGGTGTTTTAATTATTTTACAAGCGTAAATCTTTCGTGTAGTTTTGTGTGTAACACGGTATACTTTACCGAATCCACCCGCGCCTATTTTCTTTTCGAACACATAGGGAAAGGATGTTGTGGTTGATTCCATTTGTATATTTGATTTTAAAATACTTTTACATTTATATAAAAACTGTAAGTCGAAAGACACATCATGGAAAAATAAGTGGAAATATTTTTTTAATATAGGGATTTAACTTAGTTTAATTAAATTAGATTTTTCTAATTGTAGTTATATTTTTTAACGAAAGATATTTTCGTATGATATTCTTACTAGCGATAAGAATCAAATTAAGGATAAGAGCGAATACCAACATTGCTTTGTTTGTTATGAAAATGACATTATATTGTTTCAGAACGATCATCAAAATTGTAATAAGAACAAAGATACCCATTTTAAAATTGTCCAACAAATTTTGGTATCCACCGGTAGAATCATCGAAACGGAACATTTCTGTTACCGCAGTAAGTATAATATTAATTGAGATTAACGACAATATCCACCATTCGTCTATTCTCATATTGAAAATAGACAATATGAAATAATTCGCAAAATATACAGACAAAACAACTACTACACAGAAAAAAATAATCACACTTGTGATGAATAGAATCGTTTTATTGTTAATATTTGGTCTTTTTTTATTATTCTCTGTCATTTTAAAGTATATAATCATAAAAATCTAAAAAATGACAAATTGATAAGATATTACGGCGAACACACCGACCAAGTAATTTGCTCTCAGAAAAGCAATTTGAAGGAAAATAAGTAAGAAATATGTTTATCAATGTAACCACAATAACCATCTGGAGAATTGTTTGATGTGGTAAAATAAAGTATTAAAATGATGATCAATGTTTTATTGACTAGGAATACACATTTTATCTTTCATCAAAGTTTCTTCGTATACTTTTTCACTGATGAGTTGTTCCATTTCTTTGTTTCGTTTTTCCCTTATTTTTTCCATTTCCTCGTCTTCCTCGTCTGGATAGTTTAACTGAATACCC